TGTCACGAAGACCATGAAGGTGTTTGGGACTGGGTTGGTCACGCTACCGCAGTTTAATCTTTATTAGCATTTATAATGATCGTGGATGATTCTTTGTCCACGGTCATGTAACCTTCGCAAGCAAAATTCCAATCGTCCCCACCTGACCCATTTCCAGTAACTTCGTCATGTACTGGCACGTTGATTTTCACGTGTTTGACCACAAACTCCACACCGTTTTCAAACACACGCCATGCGTGATCTGCGGTGCCACGTCCGGGTTGTCCGCGACTCTTGTTAAATCTAATATGATATTTGTTCATGTTAATCCTTGATTCCAGCTTCTGCTAATTGTTCGCAGGTGTGGCATTTGCCACAGGCGTCAACTCCAAACTCAGTGTACACAGGCCTACGGCAACTCCAGAATAAATCTCTTAGGGTCGCTGGCAAGCTGTCATATATTTCTCTCTTGCTCATGTTCTGCACAGGGTATATTTTTTCCGCAGTGGTAAATGCTGAGAATATCTGTTTACCACGTTTCAATCGTTGTTGCAGTGAGTGATTGCTGTCTGTAGCATTCATTCCAAAAGCAACTTTGACAATCTCAGGATTAACAGATGCAACATACCCAGCAAAGAAATTCATTGTGTCGGTATCATACAAGAACTGTTGGTTGTATGCCTGACTTGCTATTTCACTTTCGCTGTACTGATAGCTGAATCCCAGTCTAGTTAGTTCTGCTAGGGCCTGCTGTACCATAATAGCTTCTGCACGATCACGATATTCCACGTTGCGATTGTGAACATGATGTATGTGTACACTGTACGCTGAATACTCAGGATCGGTCAGCAGATGATAAACAGTACCTAGACTGTCCAGTCCTCCGGAATACATTGCTAAGATTGTCGATTGTTCCATATGTAAAATGTGTAAACTTCATTGATAGGATGTTCTTCGGGCACAGGATCCAGTTCTGTAGCACGGGGAAAATACACCGCGTACCGTGTAGGCCAGTTAGGATTTAGGAATGTGCGACTAACAAATCTATCACAGTTATTTAACACAATGGGCAACAGACAAGCTGTGAACTCTTGTCCGTAACTTAACCCACCATCTATTATAATAGTATCCCAATGCTGGTCTAATGTGAACCAGTCACGTTGTGCAATACGTGAATCTGGATACACAGGATCAATATCCCAGGCTTCTGTACATAAAGGAAGTAACAGTTGTGTGCTACCTAGCAGTAGCACACGCCCATAACAGTAGGATTCAAAAACACGATAATCATCCTGATTAGGTGCCGCTGGCCAAGTCAAACTTTGCCAATATTCTCTAGTCACTTTAGATCACTGTGGCTTCTGTAGCAGGCGCTGGTGTGGTAGCGGCTTTTGGTGGAAGATCTCGTACGCCCAGATTAAAATGTACCAAGCGTGTGGGTTCACTGATAGCGTTACGAGTAACACTGTGCGGCAACCAAGAGTTAAAGAAATAGAACATGCCAGGCGTTGGAATGAACAGTGCTGTGGAGCTGGCCAGTGTGATCTTGTCAAGATCTGCCTCGGGTATGTTGATCTGATTCTTTCCATATCGCGGATCATGCACAGCCACTTTACAACCGTTTTCCGGACAGTCTATAAAATACATACCAGTGATCTGAGCACCACGACTGTGTATGTGTTCATCGTGCCCGTTGTATTGATTGTGTTCTTGGCTCCACATTTCCTGAATGTAGGTGCCAAGATTGGCCACATCGTGTCCTTGGCTGTTGAGTATGGTCCAGGCCACTTGTGCAATATAGCTGGTGAATGCACTCAGCTCTGGCTCATGTGCATAACCGTTTGTCTGTACAGGGTACATAGGATCTGGTTTGGGTTCGCTGTTTTGTCGTTGCTCTAGGTAACGATTGCTTACGGTTCTCACAGCGTCTAAAAACTCTGGCTTTGCAACAGAATAGATCACACTAGGAAAGTGTTCATGTGGGGTTAGGATATCAGTCATGCTATTACTTATTTGTTCTGTTTTCTGCTGAAAATTTTGCTGGCTTTTCTAAAATACATTTCAACTAAATACAGCAATAACCGGATGATTTCACATGGCAAAACAAGTACAACACCGCAGGGGTACCACAGTTCAGCATAATACATTTGCTGGTGCTCTGGGCGAAATAACAGTAGATACAACCAAACGTGTGGTAGTAGTTCATGATGGTGTAACATACGGCGGATTTCCGCAAGCCCGGGCAAGCGATGTTACTGCCGCAAACTTGGTAATACAAAGTACACAAGCAAATCTCAACATTCTGAGAGCAGACTTCACAAACTTGGTCAATGGATCTTATCTTGATTCAGTGACCGCAACCAATGCCAATGTGGCCGCTGCCAATGCTCGTATTGTTACCAATACCATTTCGATCAACAGTTTGTTAGGACGAGTAGGTGTGCTGGAGTCCAATGTGAGCTTTACAATGGCCAACTATCAACAATGGACTAGCAATGTAAGCACCATTGATGCCGCACTGAATCAGCTTGCCGCACGTTTAAAAACAGCAGGTTACTAACTTAAACTTTAGTTAACATTTTAGCAAGCCCCTTTTGGGGCTTGCTTTTTGGTTGACCAATTTGCCCAATTTGTGTATAATTGTAGTATTGTAAGGAGATGGTATGTGGATTCAAAATGTAGCGGCAATGGATATTCCCAATGGCTTTCATGTTGCCGTGAAGGAAAACTCAATGCTGATTCAGATTATGGATCCAGCAAGTGGTTGGTGGCCCAAGCCAAAGCATCAGTTTAAAGAAGTTCATCAGTTTGAATTTTTGGACGCAGAAGACAAGGATGGGTTTGACGAAGACTTTAAAATCAGTGATGTACAAGCTCGGGAACTGGTAAGACTACTGCAACATGCACTTGACCATCATATGGATGTTATAGTACACTGTATGGCTGGACTCTGTCGTTCGGGTGCTGTGTGCGAAGTCGGGGTTATGATGGGATTCCAGGACACTGAAAAGTTCCGTAGTCCTAACATGCGTGTGAAGCATAAAATGATGAAAGTCCTGGGTTGGACTTACGACCCAAACGAAACCTACGATGAGGAGTCATGGCGTAGGTATAGAAACGAATATTAAAGGAGCAGAACATGCCTAGTGTATTTTTGGTAAGTGATACCCACTTTGGTCACAAAGGTGTGTGCCACTTTACTCGTAATGATGGAGTCACAAAGTTGCGTCCTTGGGACACACCTGAGGAAATGGACGAAGAGATGATCCGTCGGTGGAACGACACAGTTCGTCCTACAGACAAGGTGTACCATTTGGGTGACGTCGTGATCAACCGTCGTGCATTGCCTACATTGGCCCGCTTGAACGGAGACAAGGTGTTGATTCGTGGTAACCACGATATCTTTCCGGATGTGGAGTACAGACAGTACTTTCGTGAGTTGAGAGCATATCATGTGATGAACGGAATGATATTGAGCCATATTCCGTTGCACCCAGAATCATTGGGCCGCTTTGGTACTAACATTCACGGACACACTCATGCCAATCGTGTGATGTGGGAAGATCCATTTGATGGATTTGCAAGCAAGTTGGATGTGCGTTACCATTGCGTGTGCGTGGAGCAAACTGACTTTGCACCTATCTTGTTTGAAGACGTGATCAAGCGTATCGAAGAGGAAGGTGGCACGGTTGGCTTTCAAAACGGCAACGGTCCTGCAATGTAATTGTTGACAGCATTGGTTTCTGTCATGTACAATACGTTATACTAAACCCGTGTTAACTCAACGTTATAGAGTTAGGTGATTGCTGGACCTTATAAAGCACGGTGCATTGGATCTACCGCAAGGTTCTCTTTAGGAACGACTTGAGAAATCACAAAGGCAGGACGTTAACTTGTCTAAATAGAAAATTACGTGGACAGAGTAACAGCTCAGTCTAGGGCTCTTGTGGTGAGAGTAGCTAGACACTATTTTTTAAAAGAGGAAATTATGCAAGTTGAAGCCAGCCACATTTTAGTACCCAGCCTTGAACAGGCCACAGCACTACGTCAACAAATCAATGAAGGTTCAGAATTCAGCGCACTAGCACGTGAGCACAGTTCATGCCCTAGCAAAGCCAGCGGAGGTTCGTTGGGGAAATTTGGTAGAGGTATGATGGTACCTCAGTTTGAACAAGCTACATTTGATCTAGCAATTGGTGCAGTAAGCGAGCCAGTACAAACACAATTTGGTTGGCATATTATTCACCGTACAGGGTAAGTCTCTTAAATAGTTTTGTGAGCCCACTTGGCACAGCTGGTAGCGCAACTGATTTGTAATCAGTAGGTCGGCGGTTCGAACCCGTCAGTGGGCACCACTTCAACTATCAAGGAGAAATAGATATGGGTGATCCTCGTTCAAAATCAAAAACACCAAAAGTTAAAGAAAGCAAAGCACCGCATCAACAGATTCAAAAGAATACTGTGATGAAGAACACAGCGGTACAAGCACCACCACAGAAGATTATGAGGAATACCGGTAGAGGTAGGTAATTAAGGATCGCGGGGTTGGCATAGTGGTTGTGTTCTAGCCTTCCAAGCTAGCTAGAGGGGTTCGAATCCCCTACCCCGCTCCACTAACTATGAAATATATTTGGCGTCTCTGGGCAAAAGCATTGGGTGAAAAGTCTGGTAAAACAGATAGAGAAGCCAACCAAATTGCTTGCATTCGTACCGTGATAGTGTTAACATACATGATCACAAACGCATTTATCATTGCCGGCGTTATACGGCATTGGTAAGTGACATAAAGGAAACAAATGGAAATTAACTCAGCAATGATTTTTTTAGCAGGTTCTGTACTAATAGGAGCAGGACTAACTGTATTGGCACTTTTTGCACTGGCATTGAACAATATTTTTGCCAGGTACTGGAAGCCAGTTAAGTTCTTAACATATCCTCCAATGGAATATAGATTCATTGCACAGGACCCATCACAGATGGTAGCAACACCACAAGCGGACAAGGTCAACGCAAGTAAAACCGAGCCCAAGTTTAAGTAATAGTTTTGCGCTAGAAGCTGATCGGATAGCGAAAGCCTCTAAAACTTCTGGTAGTGGGTTCGACTCCCACCTAGCGCACCAAGGACAGTCATGGAACTAGAACAAAGAGTAATTGATCTACATGATATTGCAAGAGACATCGAGCAAACAATAGGCAGTGGAAAACTATCTAGTGATGTTCGTGATTGTGCAGACCGTTTACATAATTTTCTAAAACCACAGTCTGTGGAAATTAAAGACAATAAATAGTTATACATTTTAAGGAGAAAACAAAATGTCAAAATAGATTGAATACGCATGTAAGGACCTAGTGTTTCATTTCAACAAAGGACACTTGGCCGATGAGACCATACCAATGTGGGTCATTAAAACACATGGCGTTACCATGTACGTCAACCATGTAACAGCAGATATACCTTGGAGTACCAAGGAAACGCCCGGCAATGAAAAGACCAAGGGCAGTATCAAATTCCGTAAATGTAAACTCAGTATTGACACCGATGATAACACAGCCACGATCTCCAAGCTGGGTATCGCTGACGCATGGCTTAAACACCCAACTCGTCGTGCGGCCCGTATCTTGTTTGGCTATGGTGGTGCGGTACATACCGCACTGAGCAAGAATGAATACCAGCACAGCAAGTTCAAAGATGTGCAAGGTTCATGCGGAAGTAGTTACATAATCTGTGATATTCTAGACGAGCATGAGCTCACAGTGTTTGCCTTGCAGTATGCTGGTAGATTTCGAATCCTTGCACCTAACGAAGCCTACTATCAAGACTACGATAACAAGGAAGTGATTTGGGAACAAGACGAGGATGATGATATGGATGAATAATAGTTGACCTAGATTCAGACATATAGTATACTAGCTGTTCTAACTAAACAAGGAATGCAAAAATGTTTGAATCAATCGAAATCCGTCAAGCTGCCAATGGTTATATTCTAACTGTTAGTACCGAGGATGAGACCAAAGAGTATGTGTATGACACCAGTCGCAAAGCAATGCGGGTGATCAAACAGTACCTTGAAGCTCGTGACGTTAAAGAATCTGTCGATAACTCCTGAAGCCAGCTTCGAGTCCTTTTAACTCAAAGTTGTATGAGTCAAACAGGGCAGAGTCACCGGTGAAGTTATTGGATCCACGGTGTTCTACAATGATTCGTGATTGTGGGATTCCGTGGATCGCCGCGAACAGCAGTGCATGTTCGCTGAGTAAACGTTTTTCACGATACACAATATTGATATCATGATCGTTTACTTGTTTGTTAAGCACAGCATTCATTACAATAGCAACGTCCTCTAGATTAACAAAGTCAAATTGATGATCCTGGAAAATACGAAACGGTGATTGATCTGTTGCATTGATCAATCTTTTAAAGAAACGATTTTGATTTTCAGTTCCGTGAAACACTCCAAACAGTCGCAGATTAACAAACTCAGGAGTTGAGTTGACTATACGTGCAATTACATTTTTTGCATAACCATAACTGGCCATTGGCAAGTGATTGTATAAAATGTTTTCGGGTGCGTTATCAATATTGGTACTGGTATCAAATTCGTTGCCTGTGCCACAGTTGATCAAGCATGAAAACTTATGACGGTTGCGCCATAGGTTGTTGAACATTTCTAAATTTTGGATAGCCAACTGCGGATCAATTGCATTGATTTTGTCTCTGCCTGCTAGGGCGCAGTGGATCACAACGTCAATTTTGTATTCGTCAAAGAATTTGTTTACAGTCTGAGCATTGGTTAGATCTAATACACTATGTCCAGGAGCATAAACAACATGCTCTTTGCCAAAGTAGTTTCTTAGATAACCACCTATAAATCCATTACCGCCGGTTATGAGTATGTTCATTCTGATTTAAAGTGTTTGTCAATCCATGCAGTGGCATGATGCGGATGTGGAATTTCTCTTTTGAAATCCCATGCAAACATAGCTGAACGATCGCCTGTTACTATGGCATTGTGCTTGTCTGCTGAGTCCGGATGGTCATATGGTACCCATGCGCTGATATGCAGATTCTTTTGATTCAACAACAGATATGTACTGATCAAACGTTCGCAAATAAATCCTGTGTAATCTAAATTTGGATTGGGCTCGTAGCCAGCACTGGAATATAGTTTGGCTGTGTCTTCTTCATTGAGATGATCAATGGACTTGACAAATCGATCCAGGAACTCCAGTAGCCCGTCCCAGAATTTTTTATTGCCCACAAAGTAATTGGCCGCACAGTAGACATCTCGCCCCATGGGCAGTTCCACTAGGTCTGGATGCTCGCCCATGATGGTAAGTAATTTGCGACCCAGGTCAATGATACCAGGATGGGACCATTCGCCTTGCTCCCATACATTGTATGCTATTAGCTCATCATTGGGGTAGGCATTGAAAATGGTTACATCAGTGGTTTCCAATTGGCCCACAATTCCTAGAATTTCGTTGGGTTCAATGTGTTGTAATTTTTTACGCCACTGCCAGCTAAACACTCCCCATTTGTCCAGTCCTTGGTCAACTGCTTGTTTATAAACTTGATGGTAGATGTAATGCTCGTATAAATTCTTTACAGGGTTGTTGGTATTGTCAAAAGGAGTAAATTCTGGTTCTAAGAATTCCTTTTGGTCTTCACGATAATAGGCTTGAAATATTTTAATTGACATAGTTGACTCCGCTGAGTATTTAATAGTATAATAGATCATGTTCGATAAATTCAACCTCATTATAGTCGGAAGCGGGCTTTTTGGTAGTGTAGTGGCCGAACGGGCCAGCAGGGCAGGATATCGTGTGGCTGTAATTGAAAAACGCAAACACATTGCCGGTAACTGTTATACCAAAGATGATCCGGATACAGGCATCAACGTACACCAGTACGGGCCTCACATATTCCACACCAACAACAAAGACATCTGGGATTATATAAACCAGTTTACCACGTTCAACAACTATAGGCACAAGTGTCGCATACAGGTAGGCAACAAACAGTACAGCATGCCAATCAATCTGGACACTATCAATAGTTTTTACAACACCAATTACACACCTGCTCAGGCAAAAGAATTCATGGATCAAATGCGCTCGAGGTACAAGGACACCAACCCACAGAACTTTGAAGAGCAGGCCATGGCATTGATTGGGCCAGAACTGTATCACGCATTTATCAAAGGATACACACTCAAGCAGTGGGAAACAGATCCTAAACTACTACCTGCTAGTGTTGCTCGTAGATTACCAGTGCGTACCAACTACAATGATCGTTACTACAACGATGAATGGGAAGGTATACCCAGTGGTGGCTACACACCAATCTTTGAAAAGATGCTAACACATGAAAACATAACTGTGTTCACAGAAACAGATTGGTTTGACGTTAAACAGCATGTGACTGATCAGCTGGTTGTGTACACTGGCCCAATTGATCAATACTTTGACTACTGCTACGGAGACCTTGCCTGGCGCACCCTGGATTTCAAATTTGAAACACACAACGTAGGCGACTACCAAGGTATCACACAAGTCAACTATGGTGACACAAATGTGCCACACACTCGTATCATTGAACACCGCCACTTTCATCCAGAGCGTAACTATCCTTTGGACAAAACAATCATTGGAATTGAACACAGTCGTCTTGCAAAACGTGGAGATACCGTGTATTATCCAGTTAAGAGGCCCGAGGATGTTCAGCGTTATGAACAGTATCGTGCTTTAGCGGAGCAGGAATCCAATGTGGTTTTTGGAGGCCGGCTTGGTGAATACATGTACTATGACATGCACCAGGTTATTGGATCTGCACTAGCGGCATGGAAAAACAAAATACAGGTAAAACTGCAATAATAAATACATTATCAATTACTCAATGGAGAACTCAAATTGTCTAAAAACGTCCTAATCACCGGCGGAGCCGGCTTCATCGCTCACCACGTTATCGACCGCATCCTGCGTACCACAGACTGGAATATTGTCACGCTGGATCGACTGGATTTCAGTGGTAACCTAAATCGTCTTGCAGACATGATGCAAGACCATGATCCAGAAACTCGCAAACGTGTGCGCCCTGTGTTTCATGATCTCAAAGCAGAAATCAGCCCACTCACATCAGGCATGATCGGCGACATTCACTATGTGCTACATCTTGCCGCAGGCTCACATGTGGATCGTTCGATTGAGTACCCAATGGAATTTGTTATGGATAACGTTGTGGGCACTGTGAACTTGTTACAGTGGGCACGTACACTTCCAAATCTAGAAAGTTTTATTAACTTCTCAACTGATGAAGTATTTGGCCCAGCGCCTCCTGGAGTGCTGTACAAAGAGTACGATCGTTACAACTCAGGCAATCCTTACTCCGCATCAAAAGCAGCCGCAGAAGAACTGTGTGTGGCGTTTGAAAACACCTACAAGATGCCAATCGTTGTCACACACACCATGAACGTGTTTGGCGAGCGTCAGCATCCAGAAAAATACATCCCAATGGTAATTCAGAAAGTACGTGACGGCGAAGTGGTTACTGTACACAGCGATCCTACACGCACACAAGCAGGTTCACGTCACTATATTCATGCCAAGGATGTGGCAGATGGCTTGATGTTTATCTTGGAAAATCTAAAAGACTACAAACACAGCGGCGACTACGGTCATGCCAAGTGTCCTAAGTTTAACTTGGTTGGTCCAGAAGAGATTGACAACCTAGAACTAGCACAGATCATTGCACGAGCACAAGGCAAAGAACTCAAGTATGAAATGGTTGACTTCCACAGCTCACGTCCAGGACACGACCTACGCTATGCACTAGATGGCGGCCTGTTAGAAGGTCTAGGTTGGATTCCAAAGATCAAACTAAGCGAGCGTGTGAAAGAGGTAGTGGATTGGACATTGGCTAACGATCGTTGGTTGCGTAAATGAATCCGTTAGTTATTGTAACTTCGGCAGTTGAAAGTCGATTTGGCATATACCAGCCGCAACAACGGCTGGACATGACTCTAGCAACAATTAACAATTTGCGCGAGCGTATGCCAAATGTAAAAATTGCAATCAGCGAAGTGTCAGGAGCCGGGCTTGCACCAGAGTATGAAAATCAACTCATGGATGCGTGTGATGTGTTTCTAGACTTTACAACCAATCAAGAAGTACGCTGGATCTATACCAACAAGTCCTGGTATAGCAACTGGGACATTGTTAAGAATCTAACAGAGCTCACAACATTTCCAATGGCACTAGAAGCGTTGGTAGGCAATGGCGAGCTTGAGGGTGTTGACCGTGTGTTTAAAATGAGTGGAAGATACTTGCTTAATGAAAAGTTTGTTCCTGAGTTCTACGACACTGCGGAAGCTCAGGATAAGATTGTGATTGGTAAAAGATACAAGAGCCAGTTTCCTTATCAAGTGACTTTGTTGCATGAGCAATACATGGCACGACTATTAAGCTGGCCTATTTCCCAGCATCAGGATATGATTGCGTATTACAACACTGCAAGAGACTACATGAAAAGCCGGCTACGTGATGGCGGATATGCAGACATTGAGCATTGCTTGTTTTATGCTTTCCCCAAAGACCGTGTGCTGGAAGTAGAGGAAGTTGGCGTGTATGGAAACATCGCACCCAATGGCATTCCTATTGTAAACTAAGGCGATAGATGAAAGAGATACTCACACCGCGGAACTGGCGAGCACTACAGTCAGAGTTTTTGGCAAACAAGCCGTTTAATCATATTGTGATTGACAACTTCTTTTTGCCAGAAGTAGCGGAACAGTTGGTTAAAGACTTTCCTGCCTATACCGCAGAAGGAGTTTGGAATGCCCACTACAACAACGCAATCGAAAACAAAAAAGCCTGTAACCATTGGGACAAGTTCCCAAGAACTACTTATGCAACGTTCCACTATCTCTGTAGCTTCGAGTTTGAAAACATCGTATCAGACATCACAGGCAATCCTGGCGTACAATCAGATGTTGGACTCCACGGTGGCGGATGGCATGCTCACGCTACATCAGGAAAGTTGAACGTACATCTTGACTACAGTATACATCCTAAGCTACAATTAGAACGTCACTACAATTTAATTGTTTACATCACTCCAGAATGGAATCCAGAATGGAGCGGTGGATTGGAACTATGGGATCATGCAGAAGATGGAACGCCAAACAGATTACATGTCACGATTGAAAACAGATTCAATCGCGCGGTGTTGTTTGATACCACGCAGTACGCATGGCATGGATTGCCAAAGGATCTAACTTGCCCAGAAGGCATCACAAGACAAAGCATGGCAGTTTATTATGTAACTCCTCCAGCGGCAACTGCTGATAATCGCAGTCGTGCGCTGTTTGTACCACACGGTGCTCAAGCGGATGATCCTGAAGTACTGGAGTTGATTAAAAAACGTAGCAACGAAGCCACAGCACAAAGTGTATATAAAGGACTAAAATGAAAATCAAAGTATTCATGCACATCAATGATCTACCAGGATCAACAGACTTATTAAGTGATCAACTTACTCGCGCCAATGAGAGTGGATTGCTTGATGCGGCCGACGAATGGATTCTTTGCACCAACGGCAAAGAAGAAAATTTTGAAACAGCAAAACAAACTCTAGCAGAATTTGAAAACATCAAGTTTGTGCATACCGGCAATCGCACAGACCATTGGGAATACCCTACACTGAATTACATCAAACAACTCTGTGATGGTACAGACGAAGAATTCTACATCTGTTATTATCACTTGAAAGGTCTAAGTCGTTTAGGTGACCAACGTGTTACTGACTGGCGCTTGTTTATGGAATATTGGAACATTGAACGCTGGGAAGACTGCGTTGATAAACTAGATCAAAACTACGACCTAGTGGGCACAAACATTATTGAACAACCATGGTTGCACAGCTCAGGCAACTTCTGGTGGAGTCGTGCCAGCTATGTGCGTAAACTTGAACCATTGGTATTCCCGGACAATCTGCCATGGGGCACACAAAGCAAGTATATCAATGCTACACTCGACGGTGGCAACTTCCGTTATGAACATGAGGCCTGGATTGGTAGCAAACAACCAGTGTGGGCAGAACTAGGACACAGTCCAGGAAAAGAAACTCCAGGCTGGCACTTTGACAATGTATATCCGAGAGAACTCTATGCAACCAGCACCGTTGAAAATAACTGATCCAGTACGTATTCTTGTTGACCGCCGTAAGGCAGTGGGCGATGTAGTAATGATCACGCCCTTGCTACGAGAGTTGCGTAAACGCTATGGCCCAGATGCTTATATTCAGGTTGTAACGGAAGAAACGTTTGTGCTGAATAATTATTCAACTGTGAATTCTGTTGTGCATCCAAACGAAATTGTAAGTGCGGATCCATGGGACCTATATGTCAATCTCAATGATGCTTATGAAAACAATGTAACCAGTCATTATGTAGAAGCATACTTATATCGTGCTTTTGGCGAGAATATTGCAGACATTGACCGTACACTGGATCTTGTACACACAGAGGAAGAAAAATCCAATGTTGATGAAGTGCTAGAACAGATTGGTGAAAACTATATTGTGGTTCACATGCGCCGTTGGGCTTGGGAAAACAAAAACGTTACTCCAGAAACTTGGACTGTGATGTTCGCCTGGCTTGAAGCCGCATACCCTGATACAAAAATTGTCAGCGTTGGATCACAATATGATCTTCATGCTCCAAGTGGACAAGGCCCTCGTTATGTTGATCTCAATGAACAACTGAGCATTGGAGAGATCAAGTACTTGATTTCACATGCAAAATGTTTTGTTGGCGGAGACAGTGGACCATACCATATTGCGGCCACTACAAAAACTCCAATCATTGCATTGCTAACACATCTAGCGCCAGAACAAATTTTGCCCTGGCGAGATGGTGAGTTTGGCAAAGACGTACAAGTAGTACAAAGCCGGGTGCCATGTCTTGGTTGTTACGCTAGACAAAAACCTCCTGTACGTGCGTTGGTTTGCGAAAACACAGAACAATGGGCTTGTAACAAGTCTTTCTCAGTAGAGGACATAACGCAGGCACTTGATAATATACTAAAGGCAGATTAACATCATGAAAGAATACTTACCAGATGTAGTGGGCGCAACAACATTGCATTCATGCTTGGCTTGTGGAAGCGACCACCTGGTGCCTATGCTAGATCTAAACCATCAGCCATTGGCAAATGCTTTTAAAACTGGTAACAACGATGAACATGAGCCCTACTTTCCGTTGGCTGTGAACATGTGTACCAACTGTCATCATTTACAACTTACTCATGCGGTGAGTCCAGAGTTGATTTACAAGAACTATCTTTATGTTAGCGGTACTAGCCAAACCTATCTTGACTACATGGATTGGTATGCTCGTTTTACTAGAGAGCAGATGAAGAATTGGCCAAGCAGTGTGTTGGATATTGGTTGCAACGATGGCAGTCAGCTGGACGCATTCAAGCGGTTGGGTCTAACAACCTTTGGTGTAGATCCTGCAGAAAACCTACATCCAGTGAGTACAGAAAAAGGACACAATGTTGTTTGTGGATTCTGGGACGAAGCTACCCAAGCATCTTTTGGAGATCAGAAGTTTAACATCATCACAAGTCAAAATGCGTTTGCACACATTCCAGATCCTCTTGGCTATCTCAAGCTGGTACGTGAAAGTCTAGCATATGGCGGACGTATGTTTATCAGTACCAGCCAAGCAGACATGATTGTTAACGATGAATTTGACACTATCTATCATGAGCACATCAGCTTCTTTAATATCAAGAGCATGAAAGCACTGGCAGAACGAGCAGGCTTGTTCTTGGTAGATGTGATTAAAACTCCTATCCATGGCATTAGCTATATCTTTGTTCTATCCAAAGAACAGGAACAAGCAGAACGAGTCAACAACTTGTTGGCCATGGAACAGATGCAAGGACTGTACACAGATGAAACCTATGCACACTGGGCCGCAAACACACTGCGTTTGGTAGACGAGCTCAAGGTATTTGTGGAACTGTATCGCAACAAAGGATATGTTCTAGCAGGATACGGTGCTGCCGCCAAAGGCAATACCCTGCTGAACTTCAGCAAGGTCAAGCTGGACTTTATCATTGACGACAATCCTCTTAAACAAGGCATGTATTCCCCGGGCATGGACATTCCTATTGTTAGTATTGATCACTTGAAACAGTACACTGACGCAGACAAGGTTCTTTTTGTTCCATTGGCCTGGAACTTCTTTAAAGAAATCAAACGCAAGATTCAAACTGCTCGCAGTAACGAGAATGACAAGTTCCTTAAATACTTTCCTAAGGTGGAGATACTATGAGTGGATTAGCAGACGTAACACTGGTTACAATTGAAACACATTATCATGATCTAGCGTCACGTGCGCTGGATGAAACATTGAAACGAATTCCGTTTGGCAAGGTTGTTACTTTCAGCGACAGAGAGTTAATTGCCGGCGCTAAAAATATTCCTGTAACACCAATTGGTAGTCTTCGCGACTACTGTGAGATATTGTTAAAAGGCATGTGGCCGTATATTGAAACCAGTCATGTGATATTTGCACAATGGGATGCAATGGTACATGACCAAACCAAATGGACAGATGACTACTTGAACTATGACTATATTGGTGCAGTTTGGCCATGGCAACCTCCGGGACAGAATGTAGGCAACGGCGGATTCAGTTTACGCTCTCGTAAACTACTAGATGCACTTCGCTATCCAACAATCTCCATGGATCCAGACGGTCCTCATGGTGTACAAGAAGACAACTATATTGCGATTGTGCATCGTAAGTTACTTGAACAAAAGTTTGGCATCAAGTTTGCTCCACAAGAAGTAGCCGCACAGTTTGCCTATGAACTAGGCCCGTACCCAACAACAGGTAGCATGAGCTTTCATGGGTTTTGGAATGTGATTACTCTTATGCCTCGCAACGTGGTAGACTTCTTTGTAACCAATCGTCCGCCTGGCATGTTCAACGAACTGCATCGTGCTCATCACACCATTGTTGCATTGGCCAATACTGGTAGGCTAGACTTGATAGAACAATGTGCTGACGAAATACGCTCTGGCGCAGACTACGGCAATCTAATACAGTGGATGCGCCAGGACTCTTACGAAAACAAAGACGCTGTTTTATTACTGATTTCGTAACTGTTGCAAAAAAGCAACAAAAAGTACTACAAAAACCCTTGTAAATCAAGGGTTTTTTTATGGAAAAAACGGTTGACCATAATGCCCGTTTTGTCTACAATACGAAGTATATTAAGTAATAAGGAGCTAAAAATGGAACAGTTCAAAAGTTGGGAAGAAATGTCTACTCTAGAGCAGTATGCCTGCCAGTTCTGGGACATGTACAAGGATGCCTATGGCGTTCGCCCCCGCGGTATTGATACTTCCACTTGGACTGAAGCAGACTTTGAGAATGAGTTTGCAAGTCTGGGTGCTGTGATTGAACGTGAAGAAGCTGACCGCAAGGTGGCTGAAGCTCGTGCCATTGTTGAGTTTGAAGACCGTGTGGCAAATCTCATGCACACTGGTACTAACCGTGAGCGTGTGATTGCATGGCTCATGGACGCCGAAGGCGCCAACGGCGACGACGACTATTTCTGTTTTTTGGTAGGCTTGCCCTACGGTTATTTTAGAAAGGTAGCATAATGATTGCTCTTGACAACATCGAATCTATCCACAATACTGCAACCGCGGCCGCACAAAAGGCAGAAGCAGACTTCCGTGCCAAACACGGCGAACCTGGTTACTGTGGCTTTGCTTGGGTTACTGTATCCGAAAAAGCCAGCACCAAACTAGGCCGTGCGCTTATGACAGTGG